CCATTAATTCAGCTGCACTTCCAGTTGGCAGTATTTCAGATTCTTTAGGTACATTAAAATCTCTAGGAACAAATGCAGTAGACACTGTGGTTGGATTAGGAAAGAAAGCGGGAGAATATGCGTCTGGTATAGGCGACAAAGTAAAATCATTATCTGGGACACCTGCGGATCCTGCGGCGTTAGGCGCAACACTGGGATTGAGTGCATCTGCTTTGTCTGGACTAAGTCCAAACTTATCCAGTAAATCTCTTGATCAAGTTAAAAATATGATCAGTAAAGCGCCAGCTGATGTTAACCTAAGTCAAGCAGTTGATTCTGGAGTTGTGCTAGATTACATTCCATCTGCAAAAATTTCTAATTTACCAGCAACGTCACCGTATTCGATCGCACCTAGTCCAAATTTATCTGCTGTTAAAGAATTTGCTGCACAGTCTAATCCTTTGTCAGGGTTCACAGGAAGATTAAATAGCATTGATACAAACGTATCGGCTGATAAAATTTTAACTGCAAGGTCTCAGATTGCAAATGTTACCGGGCAATCTTTAATTCGAGGCCAAGGACTAGTTGATTCTGTTACAGGTAAGTTTGGCAGTATTTCAGCTGGTAATAGTCCGTTAGACAAAATAATTAATAAGAATACATTGGGATAAGAATATGGCGTCTTTTGAAACCAGATCGCGGTCACCGTTGCCTTCCCCAGGTCCTTTCCTAGCAGAAGTAACAAACCACCTTGACCCTACATACATGGGCTGTCTTGAAGTTGCACTTTTAAAAGGCATGCCCAGTTCCACTAAAGAAAAGGGCGAAACTTATGTAGTTAGATATCTAAGTCCCTTTGCAGGAACAACATCTATTAGATACGAAGGTACTAACAGCAGTGACTTTAATGATGTACAAAAAAGTTACGGAATGTGGATGGTTCCGCCGGATGTTGGAACAACAGTTATGGTCCTGTTCATAGACGGAGACCCTAATCAAGGTTACTTTTTTGGATGCGTACAAGACATATTCCAGAATCACATGACTCCGGGAATTGCAGCCACAAAGCAAACTGCACTAACAGATGAACAAAGAAGAAAGTACGGAACTGATTATCTGCCAGTTGCAGAGTTTCACAAGAGTTCTAAAAAATTAGAAAACCCTAATCCTGATCGTTTTGCAAAACCTGTGCATCCTTTTGCCGATAGGTTATTACAACAAGGATTATTGCTAGATACAATTCGCGGTGTTACGTCGAGTAGTGCTCGCCGAGAAGTACCTAGCGGAGTATTTGGCATTAGCACACCTGGTCCATTAGATGATAGTCCCGGAGCCCGTCGAGGTAGAATTGGTTATGAAGGTAATGCTCAAGCACCTGTAAGCAGACTCGGAGGAACTACCTTTGTTATGGATGACGGGGATGTTAATGGACAAAATGAATTAGTTAGATTGCGTACAAGAACTGGACATCAAATCTTGATGCACAACAGTCAAGACCTAATCTACATTGCTAATAGTAAAGGTACAGCATGGATTGAAATGACTAGCAATGGTAAGATTGATATATATGCAGCAGACAGCGTTAGCATTCACAGTGAACAAGATTTTAACTTCCGAGCCGACCGTGATATTAACATAGAAGCAGGTCGTAATATTCATGTGCGTGCCGGCAAGAACATGGAAACTAATATCACAGGATACAATTATCTAACAGTTGATCAAGATCAAAAGATATCTGTTAGAGGTACCCACGATGAAACTATTGGCGGTCTTACAAAAGTAAGCATTGCAAATTCTTACAATCTTAATGTAGCAAACGATATTAAATCCAGTGCAGGTGCAACAATAAATTTTGGGGCAGAGGGCACTATTAGCATAGGCACAGCGGGGCAATTAAACCTGGGAGCTAATGGAAATATTATAGCATCCGGTTCGGCAATTCACTTAAACGGTCCATCCGCCGCCGCACCTACACCTGCAGATACTGCAGAAACACCACCAGACCTACCATTGTTTACATTACCTAATAGAAGTGCCGCCGCTGGTTGGGCAAATAGTGTATTCTATAAGGGGAATAGCATTAAGAGTATTATGCAACGAGTTCCTACACATGAGCCGTGGGATCAGCACGAAAATATTAACCCTTCTAAATTTACACCTGCGGCAACTGATGCAACTCTTGCAGACAGGAGTGCAGGCGGTGTAGCACCAAATCCTGCCACAGGAAGTCAAGAGCCTGCAAACCAAGAAGAAGTAGTAGCAGGAACATGTAGTCCAGAGTATGCTAAAGATATCAATGCTAGTTCTTCGGCTCCGGGTATTGCAGCTCTTAAAGCAGCCTGTGCAAAATATGGTTTAACAAGTCCGTATGCAGTAGCATCTTTGTTAGGTATCGCAGGCGGTGAATGTCGATGGAAGTTAGTTAATGAAGGGTTTAATTATTCAGCAGATAGATTGTTACAAGTATTCCCTAGTGTGTTTAAAGGCGATAAAGCTCTTGCTCAACAATATGCAGGCAATCCTAATAATAGTTTACCTGAGTTTCTATACGGTTATACAACTGCCAAAGGTAAAGGTCTAGGCAATACACAAGCCGGCGACGGCGGAAAATATATTGGACGCGGCTACATTCAATTAACTGGTCGAGCAAACTATTCTAAATACGGAACTATGGTAGGACAGGATCTTTTAGGCAATCCGTCCTTGCTTTCTAATCCTGCTATAGCAGCCGAAGTCAGTGTCAAGTATATGCTTGACAGATGCAAAGTTGCACAAACAGATCCTAACTATTTTGAAGCTGCCTGTAAGTCTGTTGGATTTAACACAGCCGATATTAAAGCTAAAAAGAAGGGCTATTACGAGTGTTTCTTAGGGCAATTGCAAGGAGCAACTGTACAATCTGGCACAGGCGGCATTGTAACTGATGGTTCTGGGAACCCTATAAAGACTGGTTCTGGCGGCTAATAAATATAGTATGCCTTACAAGAACCTTGAAATTAACGTTTCTAATTACAATAGTCAGCATACTAACCGACTAAGTCAGTTTTATCGCGGCTTCAGTACGGTAGATTCTACAAACTACGGATCTAAGTTGTACGACTTTGATTTAATCAAACAAGACATCTTAAATCATTTTAACACACGTAAAGGAAGTAGGGTTATGAATCCTACGTTCGGAACCATTGTCTGGGACTTAATAATGGAACCGTTAACCGAACACGTCAGAGAACTATTACAACAAGACATAGAGGCTATCTGTAGCTTTGATCCTAGAGCTTATCCAATTCAGATAGATATCAGTGAATATGAGCAGGGGTATCTTGTTGAAATTACTTTAGCCATGAGGAACACAGACGAATCAACTACGATGAAGTTAGTGTTTGATCAGAAGCTAGGGCTAACAGCACAATAATATACCCTGATAATTTTTCAAATAAATACGGTATCGAATAGTAAAAATCATGATTCCAGCAACAAATTCAAAAATATTAGTAAGTGAAGATTGGAAAAAAATCTACCAGTCTTTCAGAAACGCTGACTTCAAAAGTTACGATTTTGAAACACTCCGCCGCACTATGATTTCTTATCTTCAGGAAAATTATCCTGAAGAATTTAACGATTTTATTGACAGCAGTGAGTACGTTGCTCTTATCGATCTCATTGCTTATCTAGGTCAGAATCTAAGTTTCCGCATTGATTTAAATGCTCGTGAAAACTTCTTAGAAACTGCACAGCGCCGAGATAGTATTCTACGTTTAGCTCAATTGGTTAGTTATAATCCTGCAAGAAATATGCCTGCTAACGGCTTCTTAAAAGTAACTGCGGTACAAACATCCGACAATGTTTATGATTCTAACGGTACAAATTTAGCAAACACTACAATAGGTTGGAACGATCCTACTAACCCAGACTGGTACCAGCAGTTCATTAATATTATGAACTCTGCTATGACTTCTAATTTTGGAAATCCAGCAGATAGAGATACAATCAGCGGTATTAGCACAGAACAGTATCGTATCAATAGTGCAAACACAGATGTTCCTATCTATAATTTTAGCAAAAACATCAACGGCACGCCTATGAGTTTCGAGATTGTACCCTGTACATTCTCGCGAAAAACATACATCTATGAAGAAGCTCCGGAACCAGCAGGTGCCTTTAGCATCATTTATAAAAATGATAATCAAGGATCATCCAGTGTAAACACAGGATTCTTTGCTCACTTCCGTCAAGGTACACTAAGCATGGCTAAATTCGGCCTTGATAATCCTGTTCCTAACGAAATTGTAGGAGTCAATACACCCGACATTAACAACACTGATGTTTGGTTATGGCAATTAGATAAGAATGGTGGATTTGATACATTATGGACTGGTGTTCCTAGCTTAATAGGCAACAATGTTGTTTATAACAGTTTGAATCAAGATCTAAGAACTATATACGCTATATCTACAAGAGATGAAGATCAGATTGATTTAAACTTTGCCGACGGAGTATTCGGAGACTTACCCAAGGGTGACTTTAGACTATTTTATAGACAGAGTAACGGTCTTAATTATGTTGTTAAACCTGAGCAAATGAGCGGAGTTGTTATTTCAATTCCTTATGTTAGTGCTTCGGGTCAAAGCCATACTCTGCAAGTTACTATGAGTTTGCAGTACACTGTTACAAATAGTGCCGGACCAGAGTCAAATTCTAGCATACAAACAAAGGCGCCTCAAGCATACTATCTTCAAAATAGAATGATCACAGGCGAAGATTATAACATCGGGCCTTTAACCGCAGGATCTGATATTCTTAAAGTTAAGAGTATCAATAGAATTTCAAGTGGACTAAGCAAATATTTTGATATTGCAGATGTTAGCGGACGTTATAGTAATACAAATATTTTTGCCACTGACGGTTTATTATATAAAGAACTAAAAGAAGAATTTTTTGAATTTGAGTTTTCTAGTAGAAATCAAGTGCTATCGGTTATTAAAAATCAGTTAGCACCTATTGTTGCACAACCTAATTTAAGATCTTTTTACTTTGACAACTATGAAAGAGCAAGTATAACTTCTCTAAGTTTGACATGGGTTGAAGTTAATAAAACACCTGGACAAAGCAGAGGTTATTTTAAAAATTCATCTGGCCCTCAGTCTGTTGGTTTGTATTCAGACAGCAATTTAAAATATGTTGAAGCAGGAGCATCTGTAAAATTTGTTGCACCATCTGGAAAATACTTTGACGAAAACAATAATTTAAAATCTATTCCTGCTAACAATGTAATTCCTACAAATGGAAAAACTTATTTCTGGGCAGGAGTTAGTCAAGTTATAGGTGATGGTGCTAATTCAGGATCGGGCACACTGGATGACGGAACAGGTCCTGTTATTTTCTCAACACGGGTTCCTGGAAACGGAACAGTGGCCTTGAGTGCTATACCTGTTGAAGTTCTTCCGAAATACAGTAGTATTTTAAGTTTTTCTATCGAAAATGAAATTGCAAACATTTGCATGACGCAGAGAAATTTTGGTCTAACTATTGATGCAGGTTCAAGAACCTGGAGCATCATCTTAAATTCAAATTTGAATACAACGAATGCATTTAATCTTGCAACACAAAATAATGTCGAAGATCTAGGATTAGACTCTAGCTGGATTATTGCATTTATTTGGACAGGAAAGAAATATAGAGTTAAGTTTAGAACATTAAATCACATTTTTGAAAGTGAAAATGAAACAGGGTTTTTCATAGACGATACGTCAGTTAACTACGATTTTGTATCTAATACTGTTATTAAAGATAAAATTGATGTGTTGTCAGTTAATACTCAACCCGTTGAATCAGTTACGTGGTACGGCGGCGGATCCAATCCTACATCATCAATAGGTAGTTCGGGCGACTTTTATCTAAACACTGCAACTAATAAAATCTTTAAAAATGAATCTGGAATTTGGAGTCAAAGTTCTAACATTTCGGGACAGTTAGGTTTAGATTACTCATGGCAAATTGACGGAGCTGTTATAGAGTCAGACGGTTATGTCGATCCTAAAAAAGTTCGTGTTAGTTTTTATGATTATAATAATACTGGTTATATAGCAGATCCGGAAGCATTTACAAAACTTGTTGGCGATAATTATATCTATTTTAAAAAACAAGCAGACGGGCTAAGATACAATCTGTCAACTGATATTAGAGATTCAATCGAATCTGAAACAAGTTGGAATACTTACAAATATAATCAGTTACAATTAAACCAACCTATTGAAAACGGCGATTTGTTTTATTTCTATTCACCAGACGAAGATGTAGTTAAGTACTGGTCTTCGGGGACTAACTCTCTTTTATTCACAGACGAATACTATGGAAGAGTTGGCCGCTCTGATTTAAAATTCCAGTATGTACATAATAGCGGTGATGAAAAAAGAATTGATCCTAGCAAGACAAATTTAATTGACGTGTATGTTTTAACATTGTCATATGATAATGAGTTTAGAAGTTGGATTGCAGGAAACACAACTAGAGAACCGTTTGCTCCTACAAGTCAAAGTCTAGAACAAAATTATAGAGAAAAATTAGAACCTATTAAGGCAATCAGCGATGAAATTATTTTTCACCCTGTAAAATATAAAGTATTGTTTGGTAGTAAAGCAGATTCTAATTTACGGGCAGTTTTTAAAGCTGTTAAGAATTCTAATAAAGCAACTACAGACAATGATATTAAAACAAGAATATTAACAGCAATCAATGAATTTTTTGCTTTAGAAAACTGGGAATTTGGTCAAACGTTTTATTTTAGTGAATTGTCTGCGTATGTCATGAACAGCTTGACACCTGATATTAGTAACTTTGTAATTGTACCAAAAAATGATACTAGTTTTGGAAGTCTATACGAAGTTGCATGTCAGTCTGATGAAATTTTTATCAGCGGCGTAACTATTAATGACATTGAAATTATCGACGGCATCACAGCATCACAATTGAAAGCATCATCTTCAATCGTAACAACTAGCGGAACATGAAATGGCGGATAAAAAATCAGTAAATTTATTACCGGAATACTTAAGATCAAATAAGAACGATAAATTTTTATCTAGTACTATTGATCAATTAATTCAAACTCCACAGTTAGAGAGGATTGATGGATTTATAGGGTCTAAAGTTACTCCTAACTATGATCCGGCAAATGATGTTTATCTAAAAGAAGATTTGCCTCTTCGTAAAAATTATCAGTTAGAACCTGCATTAGTTTTAAGAGATTCTATTTCTAATATTACCGATGTCATTGGGTATGATGATATTATTAACGAACTTTCTATTCAGGGTGGCCGTACTGAAGACTTAGACAGACTTTTTAGATCTAATTTTTATTCTTACGATCCGTTAATAGATTGGGACAAGTTAGTTAATTACAGTGAATATTACTGGTTACCTACAGGACCAGAACCTATTTTAATTGATAATACTGGAACTAATCTAGTAGTATCAATGTTAGGTCAACCTAATTATCTAATGGATAATGGTTATAGTGTGTCTAATGGTATGAAGTTGGTATTCTCTACTTCCACAGTTGGCACAACAGGAACTATTATTCAAGGTAAGGAATATATTGTTGAAGGCGTCGGCGAAGCAATCAAGTTGGTTGATTTTGACAAGTTAGAAGTTAACGAATCCCTAGCACAAGGATATAACGAAACTTTTGACAGTACAGTGTTTGATGATTTTCCGTTTGATGGAGATAAAAAACTTCCTATAACTCCTGAATATATCACAATCAATAAATCTAGTCAAGATTTAAATCCTTGGTCTCGTTACAATAGATGGACGCACAAAGAAGTTATTAGAGTTACTGCTGAGATTAATAATCAAACAGCATTATATCCAGTAACTGCTAAAGCAAAAAGACCTATTGTAGAATTTAAGCCTAACCTGCAACTTTATAAATTTGGTGTAACCGGTATTCAAAATATTGACTTAATTGATACAGATACACAAAATGCATTTGAAACAGTAGACGGGTCTTTTGGTTACTACATTGATGGCGTATTGCTTGAACACGGGCAACGGATTATCTTTAATGCTGACTTAAATGAAAATGTTAGAGGAAAAATTTATCAGGTAGCTTATACAAATAGTGAATCTCCTGTTTTACATCTAACATTAGTAGATACCCCTGAAGACTTAAATTCTATCTCAGTTAATTACGGAATAGTTAATTCAGGAAAGAGTTTTTACTATTCTACATCCCAACAAGTGTGGGTATTATCTCAGCAACGAACAGTTTTAAATCAAGCCCCCCTGTTTGACTTGTTTGACGCAGACGGCGTTAGTTATACACAGTCTGCAAATATAAATGACTTTGCAGGAAGTAAATTATTTGGTTATGCTGTAGGAACAGGTACACCTGATTCTGTTCTAGGATTTGCACTTCGATATCAAAATAGTGTAGGAATAGGTAGTTATCTGTTTAGTAACTATTTCATGACAGATGTAATTTCTTCAACTGTAGATAATGTAAGTTCTTTTGTTAAAACTGGTATTGGATATATTAAATCTAATAATGCAGACGGAACAACATCATTGGTTAATGTTTGGAAAAATGCTGAGTCATATCAAATACCTATTATTGAAACACAGGTAGTTGAAGAAAACACCAATACAATTTTTATAACTTCTTTAGATAGACCATATAGCACACCTTCATCAATTGTTTCCTATATCAACAATGTACAAACTACATCCACAGTTAATACAGGCAGTGATATTTCTGTTACATTTAATAGAACTCTTTCGGTTAACGATGTTGTTCAATTAAAAATTACTACTGAACAAACACCTAACGAAAATGGTTATTATGAAACTCCTCTAAGTTTAACAAACAATCCGCTAAACAGCGATGTTTCAGACATGACATTGAGTGAGTTGGAAGACCACTTGTCAACTATGGTTTCGTCTGCAGCTGAGTTCACGGGAAAATTTCCTGGAACTAGCAATTTAAGAGATGTTTCAGATTATACAAAATACGGAACAAGATTAGTTATTAACTCTAATCCTATTGCATTTGCTATGATGTTCTTGGGTAAAAAAGAACACAATGTCGTAGATGCATTGCGATTTGGTGCAGAACAGTATAATCAGTTTAAGATGAATCTGTTAAGATTGTCAGTTTCAGTTGACAGTCAACTAACACCTGCTGATGCGCTTGACTATGTTTTAAAACTTATCAACAACCATAAAGACAATAAGTCTGCATACTATAGATCAGATATGCTTCCTTATGGTGCTGATAACACTGTAAAAGAATATACAGTAGGAATTATTCCAAGTTATGTGTATCCATTAGGGATAGAATTTGATCCAACAATACTAAGTTTTAAATCTATTTTAATATATCTAAACGATGTACAATTAATCTATGGAAAAGATTACGAGATAGATAGTATCGACGGTACCGTTACTGTAATTTCTTCTTTAGTTAAAGACGATGTGATTAAGATTGTAACTTATCTCGATACACTGGGTTGTTTTGTACCACCAACACCGTCTAAGCTAGGACTGTATCCAAAATATGAACCTGAATTATATATAGATACTTCTTATACTAGCGGCAATGTTTCTATGATTAGGGGTCACGACGGCAGTGTAATGCAGGCGTATGGCGATTATCGAGATGAAATTATTCTTGAATTTGAAAAGCGTGTTTATAATAACATTAAAGTAATCTATAATACTGAAATATTTGATGTAAAATCTACAATACCCGGTGCATTTAGAAATTCTAAGTATACGTTAGATGATGCAAATAGAATTTTAAGAAAAGATTATATGCGTTGGGCAGGAATGTATAATGTCGATGTTTCTGCAAATTCTACATTTGATGAAAACAATTCGTTTACCTGGAATTATAAAGGTAGCATAGACTCTGTCTTTTTTAACACTGTTCCTGGATATTGGAGAGGAATATATCAATATTTCTATGACACAGACCGCCCTCATAGCCACCCATGGGAAATGTTAGGATTTACAACTAAACCTACTTGGTGGGCAATTGAGTATGGGCCTGCGCCGTATACTTCTTCAAATACACTCATGTGGACCGATTTGAAGAATGGTTATGTAAGAGGAACTGGTACATACAAAACAGAGTATGCTCGTTCGCAGTTATTAACAATCATCCCTGTTGATACCAGTGGTAATTTAAAAGCACCTGATCAGTTTTTAGTTTCAGAGAATGCTTACTCTGATAAAAAATTTACATGGGCATTTGGCGACCGCAATCCTGCAGAAACCGCCTGGCATCGCAGTAGTTATTGGCCGTTTGCAGTTAATGCAATGGCGGCATTGTTAGAACCTTGTAACTATACATCGTCTATGTATGATGTCAGCAGAACAACATTTAATCAATCTAATCAATTAGTCTATGCGGGCGACTTATACTTAAATCCTAAAAAATTATTAGTTGAAGGTGATTATCAAATTTCTGGAGTTGGTTCGTTAATAATTGAAAAAGGAAAACAAACTGATTTAGGATATGTAGCTAAGTTTCAGCAAGATCTTTCTTACTTAGATTTCAACCTATTTCACAAATTAGGCGGATTTGCAAGCAAAGAAAAATTGCAAATTATCATTGACAGTATTGACCCTGTGTCAACAAGCCAGGGTGCAGTTTTACCCCCTGAAGACTGTGCATTTATTTTAAATATTAGTAATCCTGTTAAGTCTGCTAATATCTCGGGAATCATTGTTCAAAAGTCAAATGGCAAATTTGTTGTCAAGGGCTATGACAGAAGTAATCCGTATTTTGAAATTTTAAAACCCATTAAGACTGCAACTTCGGGAGCAGTTACAGTAGGCGGAGTGTCTTCTCCGTTTACAGAATGGACTTCTGTTACTAATAATGGAACCACAGGAATAAGCGAAACAGATCTTACATCAGTTGAAACTAACACATCTCGATATTATAAGCAAGGACAAATTGTTCGATACAATAGTCGTTTTTATCGAGTTAAAATAGGACACGTTGCTACCAGTACATTTGATGAAACTTATTTTCAACAGATGTCTTCGTTGCCTATGACCGGGGGCGCAACAGCACAACAGGCAACAAAATTTGAAACAGCAGTAACTGAAGTTCCTTATGGGACTGAGTATAACACTATTCAAGAAGTATATGACTTAATTGTAGGTTACGGAGCATACTTAGAAAAACAAGGATTCTTATTTGATCAATACAGTACTGATCTAAAAGAAATTTTAGACTGGCAATTTACAGGAAAAGAATTCTTATTTTGGACCACACAAAACTGGGCCGATGGAAATTTAATTACTCTAAGTCCTTTTGCTAACACATTAAGATATAAATTTGTAGACTCTATTGTAGATAATATTGCCTCAGGAAATTACGAGTACAGTTTGTTAAAAGCAGATGGGAAATCTTTTCCTATTAGTAATTTTAATCTTAGTAGGCAAGATGGTGTTTGTACAATTAATACACTTAATACAGAAGAAGGTATTTTCTTTGCAACACTAAATTCTGTTCAGAAAGAACATGCAATTGTGTTTAATAACACCACTATCTTCAACGATACTATCTATGACATTGAATCTGGATATCGTCAACGTAGGGTTAAGATTACTGGTTTTAGAACTGCTAATTGGAATGGAGATTTGTTCAGTCCAGGTTTTATATATGACTCTGTTGAAATTTCAGACTGGAAAGCATATGGCATTTATCTTCCTGGAAAGGTTGTTAGATATAACGGTGTCTATTATGAATCGTCGACACGTATAAACGGTGATGAAACTTTTGATTTTAACAAATGGGTTAAACTATCTAAAAAACCTGCACCTGATCTGTTGCCTAATTTTGACTACAAGATCAATCAGTTTGAAGATTTCTATAGCTTAGATATTGATAACTTTGATTACGGGCAACAACAGTTAGCACAACATTTAATTGGTTATACTCCTCGCACGTATCTAAACAATATCTTTACCAATGCCACAGCACAATACAAGTTCTATCAAGGATTTATTCGTGAAAAAGGTACTCGAAATGCAATTGATAAAATTGTAAAAGCAGGAACCTTTGCACGTAAAGGTGACGTTTCTTTTAATGAAGATTGGGCTTTTAGAGTAGGACATTTTGGCGGATTTGAAACATATAAAGAAATTGAATTTAAACTAGAAGAAGGTACAGCAATTGAAAATCCTTATGTTGTTAAATTTATTTCTGAGATGCCTTCAAATGCCAGCAATTTAATTAACTATACATCTTCTACAAATTTATTAATTTCTCCATCGGGATACAATCCTGCACAGACATTTAAAGTATACAATAGCACAGGCTATGAAGATACAAATATTGATTTAACCACTGTTGGATATGTTAGATTAGATGACGTTACATCTACAGCATATAATAAAAATAGTTTATTAGACATTGCAAACAATTCTTCTATTCAAGAAGGCGACACTATTTGGATGGGGTTCTTAGAGAATGGTGACTGGGATGTTTATAGATATTCTAGACAAACTGCAAAAGTTTCTGGAGTGTATGTAAGTGCGCCAGCAACCGCTATTACCTTTACTACTGACATACATCACAGTCTTGCAGTGGGTGATATTGTTTCAGTTGTTAAATTTAATGATCAAGTGAATGGTGTCTACATTGTTACTGAAATTCCAGAACTAAATCAATTTACTGTTGCATCTGGTTTAACAACTATTGTTAATGATGACTTATTAGCGTTCGGCGCATTGTTTAAATTTGATGATGTTCGTTATCAGAATTTTGAAGAATTAAAAAATGTTCCTGACCTACGTAAACTTAAAACAGGTGAAAAAATATGGATTGACAATGCACCTGACAAGTGGGCAGTCTATCAAAAGATAAAAAATTATGATACAGGTATAGGAATTAATTCATCTGCATCTCCTATTGCACAGCAGTTAGGTTTCTCAATCTATGCTTCGGATGATATTCCGTTGGTTATCGTTTCTGCTCCTACATGGGATTTTCCTAGTTACGACAGTACTGGCCGAGTTTCGGTATTAGAAAAGAACAGACTAACATTAGACAAGCAGTTTGAATATATAATGAACAGTAACGATAAAATATACTGTGACGTATCTTTATCTACTGGATTTGGTTATTCTTTAAATTATGACAACAGTAAAGAATTAATTTTTACAGGAGCTCCTGAAGCAACAAATGTACGTTCTACTGGTACAAGTGCTATATTATTCAGCACAGGCAGTGGATATGCAAAGTCTTTTGTTTCTGAAGGTCTTGTAAAGATTAGTTCAAAGAGACCTTTAGTTAATGAAGAAATAACACAGAAAGTTTTAGTAAGACCTAACTACAACGACACAGTAACTTATTCAACTTCTAGCTATGCTAGATTTGGTCATTCTATATACTTAAATCAAGTTGTTTCTACTAGTTCTTCAACACTTCTTGTTAGTGCTCCAGGGGATGGCGTGAACAATACAGGAACTGGTCATGTATATGCCTATTACCTAAGTACAACTACTTCTGCAACAAATCTTGTTAGCATTACACAACACTTATCTTCTAACTTAGAAGATGGCATATCTTTAAGACCTGAAGGAATTACACAAAATTCTCAAATGCAATGGGGACATAAGATTGCAGGAGATTATGCTGGCAAATTTATTGCTATCAGTGCTCCTGGCTACACTACATCTTCCACTTCGGGTATTGTTCAAATTTTTGACAATAGTTTAAACTGGAAGCAAACTATTGTTTCACCGTTTGGAACAACTGATATATTTGGCGACGATGTATACGTATCTGCTTCTGGCAAATTTATGTTCATCTCGTCAGTTAATACAAAACTGATCGGTGAAGGTTTTGGTAAAGTTGCAGTTTACACGGCTACTAACTTAACATCTACAGGTACATATATACTTCGTCAAGTTATTGACAATCCTGTTCTTACTAACGATCTTAAATTTGGTCAGGCTATTTCATTGAGCAAGAACGAAACAGTATTAACAGTTAGTTCTTTAGGAAAAAATAGATCTAAGATTTACGGATTTGATGAAGGAACTCGATTTGGTGAAACTACATTTGACCAGGGAACTACACGTTTTATATCTCCTATTTCAGATGCTGGTGCAGTCTATGTTTATAACAACCTGGGTGATTATTTTATTCAGGCTGAAGAATTAAACGATGCTGACTTTATTGAAGGTAGTCGTTATGGAACATCTGTTGTTGCAACAAATGATGCAGTTTATGTAGGAGCCCCGTGGTATGTTTCTGCATCTGAAGCAGACGGCTCTACATTCTTTCAGTTCAATAAGATTGACAACACAAAAAATAGCTGGTCGTTACTGAGAGAGCAACCAGACCTAGTTGAAATTGATACTGTAAAGAGAATTGTTTTAATTGATTCTGTAAATGAAGAAGTAATTGAATACTTAGATGTAATTGATCCTTTAAAAGGAAAAATTGCAGGAATTGCCGAACAAGAGTTAAAATATAAGTCTGCTTCCGATCCTGCAACATATTCTATAGGTACTATTGGTACAATCAACGATTCTGAAACTAACTGGATTGACGAACACGTTGGCGAATTGTGGTGGGATCTAAGTACCGCTAAGTATGTATGGTACGAACAGGGCGATGACATCTTTAGAAAAAATAACTGGGGTAAACTATTCCCGGGTGCAACTATTGATGTTTATGAATGGGTCAAATCTAATTTACTACCTACCGAATGGGCATCACAAGCAGATACTTCGGAAGGATTAACTAATGGTATCAGTGGTCAGCCTAAGTATCCTGATAACAGTATTGTTTCTGTTAAGCAAGTTTGGAACACTGTAACGAATTCATTTGAAAATGTCTTTTTCTTCTGGGTTAAGAATAAAGTATTAATTCCTGATGCTAAAAATAGAAGAATCAGTGCATATCAAGTTTCGAGTTTGATTGCGGATCCAGTATCGAATGGTTTGAAATTTGCTGAAATTTTATCTTCTGACTCGGTTGCTTTTGCAAATATTCAACCTATGCTAATAGGAAATTATATTAATGCAAATATTTCTACAGATGAAATAAAAAATTCTATCCCTAGACATACAGAATGGTTGTTGTTAGAAGAAGGTTCAGCATCAAGTATGCCAAATACAATGTTGAATAAAAAACTATTTGACAGTCTATTGGGTCGTGATGCATTAGGAAATCTAGTACCCGACATCAATTTGTCATATAGAAACAAATACGGAATTGGAATTAGACCTCAACAGACTCTGTTCAAAGACAGACTGCAAGCATTAAGAAATATTGTTGAGTTTGCTAATTCTGTATTAATTGACAGTAGAATTACAGGTAATTATTCTTTTTCTAATTTAGAACGTAAGGAAGAAATTCCAGATGCATTAGATAGGGAGTATGATTTAATTGTTGAAGATCTAGAAGAGTTAACTGAGGTCGATACATCAACTTTTAAACAAGCATACATTGAATGTTTCACTTTGAACGGCAAAGTAATTAGTGCAGTAGTTACAGATCCTGGCTTCGGATATGCATTACCTCCAAAAGTTAATGTTAACGCTACAACAGGTATCGGTGCAGTTATTGAAACAGAAATTGATGTAAATGGTCGAGTAATTAATGCTGTTGTTACTGCACCTGGATCAAATTACGTTGAAGAAAGTCCTGTAGTAGTAGTCAGACCACATACAGTGATTGTACAGGTTAACACTGAATACGGAAATCGCTGGACAAAACATATCTACGACTATTTGTACAAAACATGGTTAAGAATTAAAACTCAAACATATAATACTCCATTGTACTGGAAATATGCTGATTGGGTAAAGTCTACTTATGACGGATTTAAAGATTACAAATATGTTGTTAATGATACATATGAAGTAGCAACACTAAATGACACAGTACCTGGTGATTACGTAAAAATTAAAAATGCCGGAGATGGTAATTACATTATTTTAGAAAAGTTAACCGACACTGAAATAGGTGATTTTTCAACGTCTTACGATATCATTTATAGACAAAATGGAACTGTTCAAATTCTGGACACTATTTGGAACTACTCGGACAGTAACTATGCCTATGATGTTGCAACATTAGAGGAAACTCTGTATGATCAAATTCCTGATCTAGAGCTATTCTATATTTTAACAGCACTTAAAGACGATATCTTTGTTAGAGATTTAAAAATCAACTGGAATCTATTATTCTTTAAGGCAGTCAAATATGCACTAACTGAACAGAAGTTGCTCGATTGGGCATTTAAAACTTCTTTCATTAATGTCAAAAACAACATAGGCAGTTTAGATCAAAGATCTGTTTATCAATTGGAAAATGAACAATACTTTGAAGATTATATTAAAGAAGTAAAACCTTATAGAACAAAGATTAGATCTTACACATCTATCTATAATAATAACGTTGACCAAGGATCTGTATATTTGACAGATTTTGATTTGCCTTCTTATTATAACTCTTCTACTGGAAAGTTTGAAGTTGTGCAGTTAGGTAATACATTGCTAGATGAGTATCCTAGAAAGTCTTGGAATGACAACTACAAATATTATGTTAAATCTATTGAAGTTGGAAATAAAGGTGCAGGGTACACTCAACGACCTAACGTCCAAATTACTACTGCTCTAGGAGATAGCGGCGTCGGCGCTAAAGCAGAAGCCTATATTAGAAACGGTGAACTATATAAAGTTCTAGTTACTCATCCTGGTTCTGGATATGTTACTCCTCCTCTAGTTACAATTACTGGCGGCGGCCAGTACGTGACATCAACTGCAACTGTATCAGTTGTAATGGGTAATGACACAATTAGAAAAAACACTGTTGGTATTAAATTTGACAGAGTTGGTACAGGCTACGAATTAGGTGATACTACAGTAACTGAAACGTTCGTCTGTTCAGGAGATGCAAATAAGTTTGTACTTAGCTGGTTAGCTGAACCTAACAAGTCTAATATTACTCCATTAGTAGATGGTAAGTTGGTGCTTGCTACTGACTATACTATTGAATATTATACAGAAACATATAATAATTACACTAAGAAATATTCTAGGTTTGTATTTTTAAACTATGTTCCTGGTGAAGGACAGATATTTAAAATTACATATAATAAAAATATCAACCTTTATACAGCAGTTGATAGAATTCATAATTATTACGAACCTACAGACAGCATGCCTGGACTAGAATTGCCTCTATTAATGTCTGGTGCAGAATTTGGTGAGACTCAACTGCAAGGTTTAAGATTTGATTATTCTCCACCTTGGGGCCACGGAGCATACGACAACAATTCTGCATGGTCTGACTTAACTGATTACTATGCTTCTGCAAAATTAGTAGCAGATGCGCTTTACAATACAGGTACACTAGTATTAAGTACCACTGAAGGAATTTCTCCAGGGCAGAAAATTATCTTAACGAACACTGCCTTAAATTATCTAAGGACAGATACTGTAGTTGTTTCTGTTAACACTGGCGCCAACTCGATTGAAGTTAGTAATTATGAATTTCAAATTAAACGTGTTTGGTCTGACAGCCTAACTACCAGAGGAACTTTAGTATTCTACACAGTTGAAGATTTCGGCGGCGATATTAGAGTAGGAGACTACGCAGAAATTTGGGGAATTAATGGAGGCGAAGGCGGAACACTTACTGGCTTCGACGGTAGATATCAAGTAACTGGAGTTGGTACAGATAGATTTACTGCAATCGGAACGGGCACACACTGGTCTAGTGTGTTGTCGACATCGACTGTGCGTTCTGCTCCAGCAGGCACAACAGTTCGTATTCCATCAATGTTAAGAGACTACGAAGTTACATCAACTTATAAGATATATTCTTTTGCTGATGATATCATAAACACTACAACAGTTTATTATGATACTTTAATTTCTATTCAAGATGTTTCAACATCATCTGTTTACTTAGATTATTCTACTTTGCCGTTGCAAACAAGTTCATTGGCTGAATATGTTGAAACAACTGCTACTTCTAGCGGAACACTTGCTCTTACTATTCGTGGGCTAGGCCTAAGTGGTCATCATATTGATGTTGATATTTACGGATATCCAAAATTAGAATTTTGGAAAGATAATTTTAATGTTAACGGAGTTGACACAGAACTTACAGCAGGATCCTGGGACAGTGCTGGCAACTTTGTTGGAGCACTAGGAGTAAATCCTACAGACTTAACAGTCAATGGCAGCGGCTTCTTAAATGCTCAATTAGGGTATGCTCCCGAAGAGCATGTTAAAGGACAGACATTTGATAGTGTTAGTATTAATGTCTATACACAAGAAAATAACTCATCTCCTCTAGTAATTTCAGGCGCTGTTCCTGTAGTCAGCGGTAGAGTTTCTGTTACTACATTGCCACATCCTGTTACAGAATCCGTAGGTGTTCAGGTAGAATATAAAGGATTAATTTTTGATAGATTAGATACTCCACCTGATCCTGGTACAATAGGTCCTTATTTTAGCTCTTCTCTTGCTACGCCAATCGGCGTTTCTGGGGCACCTATCGGAGCCTCTGCCGGTGACGATACATTTACTGGACCCTATTCGCTAGGGTTTAATTGGAACATGTTTGGTACAGTGTACACTGAAGTGTACGTTGGCACAAATGGTTATGTAACGTTTGGCGGAGGAGATACTGAGTACACGCCTTTAAATATCGACGCTCTTGAAAATCCATCAATTATGGTGATGTTCTGCGACTTATGGCAGGCAATAGGAGAAAGCGGACAACTATTAGAAAACGGACAACTTCCTGGGCTATGGTTCGATACCGGTACGATTTCAGGAACAACTACTCAATTTAATTACTGGAGATTGCGCTTTCAAGGTAGTCATTACCAGAAAAGAGATGAACCTGGAGTGTTACCTGCGTACCAGTATGAACTCGGATTATATTCTGATGGAGTGAATCAGTATGTAGAAATGATTTATGAAAACACATGGCGCGAGTATGATCCTTTAAACGCTTCATCTTCTGTTCCAAATGGCGGATTTATAACAGGTATTTCTAATCAAAATGGCGCTAATGCCGTTCAGGTGCCGTATACTTCTATACAAAATAATACCAGTCATGTATTCTATAGTACTTCGGAGGGCGGAAACTGGCAGTATGCAGGACAAGGAAGTTTTGATCCTAATAAAGAACCGTATAACTTTACAGCAAGAAATCAGTTCTTTATCTATGATCGAACTTTGTACATTGCTCCTCAGACAACAACTGGTAGAGCAGGTTATACATTAATGACCATGGGAGGCGATTATCTGTTAGATAGTAACCTAGTATCAGTTAGTGATCAATCATCTGTATTAATTCCTAGTTTAGCTAGTATAGACGATGTTCGTTCTGTTTATGTAACAGTTAATGGTACTCAAATTTTTGAAACACTATCAACTTCATCATATGGTTATATGGTATCTCCTACTGGTATTGAAAATAATAGAGCGGCAGTTACAGTTTACAATATTCCTGCTGGTACTAACGTGATTCAAGCATGGTTTTTTGAAACTAACTATCCTGAGTTTAACGGAGTTTGGACAGAATATTTCAACATTACTACAACTACTACTGTGTTGAATTTAACAAAGCCTATTGCTAATATAGAACCGATTAGTGCTCAGGTATTAGTAGAATATGAAGCATTGGCTGGAGCAGGCAGAAGAAGACTTTCTCCTCCTGATGTGACTTATTATAAATTTGATGGAACTCAACTTACATTCAATATTGACAATAAGCCTAGACCATCAGGTACATATTCTATTGAAACAGTGCATGTTTACTTAAATGGCTTCTTACTAAGATCGGGCTTTGATTATACGCTATCCGTAAGTAACAGTACAATTACTTTCCCTACCGGATTACTTGTAAACGGTGATGCAATTGCAATCGAAAGCCTTATTGATTATGATTATATAGTGTCTGGTAACACGGTTATTTTATCAACTCCTCTTACATCCGGATCTGTAAAAGTAACTACGTTTACAGACCATGATGGCATGTTGATTAGAACAGAACGTTTCTCAGGTAATTCTATGCGTAGATTTACTCTTAGCTTACCTGTTATTAGTGCAGAGTATGTCTGGGTCTATGTAGACGGAGCACCGTTAATACCTGGATATGACTTTGGACTTCTTCCAGATCAACGAACTATTCAACTTAGTGAATGGATATTTGTCAATACGTCAAACGACATTATGATTACCTCTATTAATTCACCATTAAGAAATAACGTTACTTTAGGTTATAGAATTTTTAAAGATATTTTTGATAGAACATCATATACTCGATTATCAGATTTTTACAGTACACGTTTAACTAAAGAGTTAACGCTCACTGATACTGAAATTCACGTTGAAGATTCTAGCAGATTGATTCCTCCTAATCCTATTAGAAATATTCCAGGAGTAGTATTTGTTGACAGCGAACGTATTGAGTTCTTTGAAAAAGCCAGTAATACATTAAGCAATTTACGAAGAAGCACTCACGGCACAGCACCCGCATTGTTTTCTGAAGTTGGAACTAAACTAATGGATCAAAGTACACAACAACAAGTTCCCTACAGTGATGTAATTAAGAAGCAATATCATATTACTACCAGCACAACAAATGCTCGAGTATTAAGTACTGTAACTAACTCGTTCAACACATACACATTTGTTATTAGCACTTCCAGTTATTCCACTGACGTGGGCCCATACCAGTTTGTGTGTGACGGAATTACTCTTTCTACATCGACTGATGCAACTAATCAGGTAACTATTAAGTACGGTGGAAGGACACTTCGCAAAACAAGTACCTTGGTACATGATTCTAGAAGAGCCTATGATACGACTTCAACAAGTTTAGTAACACTGGATTCTGAATTTACTGTAGTTTATAATTCGTTGACTAACAATCATGAATTAAAATTAAATATTGAGGGATTTGTTTCCGGAGTGAGATTAGAAATTGAACAAAGAACTGGTCAGTTCTGGCAACCGATTGAAGAAGTATCTGCTAATGAGTGGGTAATTAAATCTTCGTTATTGACTGCTGTAACACCGCAGGCTATGTTTATACAACAGAAAACAACAGAATTACCTGATTATTATTATTATGGTGGAGATCCTACTCTAACAGACAATAATAATTTTGAATTGACAGACGACAATAACAATCCGATAGAGGGATATTAAAAGATGAAAATTAATCAATTACCATTTATAACTTCAGGTACAACTGTTACAAGTTTTGTAATAGTTGATGAGATACTACCGAGAAGAATCCGTTACACTGACTTAGTTGATCAAGTTGTTACAGAAATAGGTGCCGCCGAATTTACTGGTCCCACAGGGCCTGCGGGTCCTAAAGGACCGACTGGACCAGCAGGTTCGAGTGTGGTCCCAGGCCCAACTGGCCCAACTGGACCAGGTCTACCAGATGGTGGATCTATTGGGCAGGCGCTGATTAAAATTTCAGGTCTAAACTATGATTATGATTGGGGAACTGTTTCTGGCGGCAGCGGAGTTGGTCTATCTTCGAGAATATTAACTACTGGAACAACAGCATCTCTTGCTGCTAATGCTAGTGGAAATACAGAAGCAACTGGTTTTAAAACTTATATGTTGTCAAAGGTACAAACTTCTCATGCTGCATGGGTTCGAATTTACTCAGACAGCACTAGCAGAACTAATGATGCAGCAAGGACCGAAGGTAATGATCCGTTGCCAGGTAGCGGAGTTATTGCGGAAGTTATTACAACTGCATCCTCTCTAACTCAATTAATAACTCCCGGAGTTATAGGGTTTAATAATGATGTGCCTACCACTACTACTGTTTATCTATCTGTAACAAACAAAGACACGGTATCTAGAACAATCGATGTTACGTTAACATTACTACAACTGGAGTCTTAAAATGAGTTCTGAAGCTAGAGAGTATATTATAACTTTAAAAAATAAAGAAGATCTTGAATCTTTTTATAATGATATGGAGTTGTCTAACGGGGCAAAATTTATTCCTCACCGCGCCATTCCGGTAAAGGATAGAAGACCGGTAAGTCGAAATACTCATTATACGTTATATGCATCTGAAGCCGAACTTATTAAAAACGATCCTAGAGTGTTGCATGTTGAATTGAGCCTTGAAGAACAAGGTTTAAAATTTAAACCATTTTGGACACAAGCTAGTACGTTATGGAACAGGTCTAATACTCTAAGTTCATCTCATAGAAACTGGGGAATATTAAGATCTGTTGAAGGAGTACAAAGAAGTGGATGGGGAACAAACGGAACTACTAATGTATCCGGAACAGTTAATACAACTTCGAGCGGAAAATATGTTGATGTGGTTATAGTAGACGGACATTTTAATCCCTTACATCCCGAGTTTGCAGTCAATGCAGACGGCTCTGGTGGGTCTAGGGTTGTTCAATATAATTGGTTACAACATAACCTAGCTGTACTAGGAACAGCACCTGGTACATATGCTTATACTCCTTATATTGATCCTTCATATCCAGATAACAATCTTGATGGAATATCTGACAGAACAGTAGACGGCGATCACGGGACACACGTTGCTTCTACAGCATGTGGTAACACCTACGGATGGGCAAGAGATGCAAACATTTATAATATAAGTCCGTACTCAACGAATCCATCTAATACAGGAGCACGGACAATAGATTACATCAGAGAGTGGCATAGAACTAAGCCTATTAATCCTGCCACAGGTAGACGTAATCCTACGGTTACTAATCACAGTTATGGAGTATCTATTGAAGTACCTATTTCTGAAATTACTATTGTTAGATTTCAAGGTACAGAATTTAGTGGTCCTTTTACGGAATCAGAATTAACCAATTATGGATTGGTTGTAAGTGCAGGAAACGTAGCATTTCCAATAAGAAGCGTTGCATACGAGGAAGATTTAATAGATGCGATGAACGAAGGGATTATCGTTGTCGGAGCCGCAGGAAACGATTATACAAAAATTTCTAATTTTACAGTTGATACTGGGGATGACTATAATAATTACATTGTTCAAAGTGATGTGTTTACTTATTACTATAACAGGGGCCCATTAGGTGCAGCATCTGGATCAATTTGTGTCGGCGGCGCAGACGCAAATACAACTGAAACAAAAATTGTTTACAGTAATTGCGGACCTAGGATAGACTTGTATGCTCCGGGAAGATTTATTGTTGGCGGAGTAAACTCTACTACTGGAGTTACAACTGGAGATAGTAGAAACTCTGCGTATAGAGTGACTAAAAGATCTGGAACTAGTATGTCTAGCCCACAAGTTGCGGGAGTTCTAGCCTGTCTTGCAGAGCAATGGCCTACTATGAAACAATCACAGGCTAGGGATTACATTAGAAATAAAGCTAAAATAGGGCAAATTACTGCTACTACAGGCGGTATAGGTGACTATACAGACTTGCAAGGGTCTACAAATAGATTCCTATACTACAATAAAGAACGCCTAGATCAAGGTATGGTTGGTCCCAAAGTTAATCAAGGTAATCGATCTAGTACAGGGCACATATGGCCTAGAACTAAAATCTACCGATACGGAAGATAAACCGCTTATAATTTAGATGGATAAATATCATTATGGATAACAGAAACATGAACAATTTACCGAATGAAGCTGGAGCAATAGGCATCCAGGGTCATATTAAAATCTACGATCCTATCTCTCAAGAAGTCTTTATTAATAAAAGAAACGCTATTCATTATGAGAATTTTTCCATAGCATTGGCACAGAGTATAGCAAATCAAGGCGAAGGACCCATTGCCGAGATGGTGTTCGGCAACGGAGGAAGCAGAGTTGATAGTACAGGAATCATTACTTACCTTACACCTAACAGTGTAGGAACAAGTGCTAGCCTATATAATCAAACTTATTATAAAACTGTTGATTCGAAAAGTTCATACTCGTTAGATCCTGCACGTAATTTTATGGAAACTAGACACATTGCTGGCACAGTTTATACTGACGTGCTAGTAAGTTGTTTGCTTGATTTTGGTGAGCCGAGCGGTCAAGCCGCATTTGATACAGAAACAAACACTGAATCTAATTTTGTGTTTGATGAATTAGGATTGAGATCCTTTAATCCAGAAGGTCCGAATACAGGAATGTTATTAACACATGTTATCTTCCACCCTGTTCAGAAATCATTAAACAGGATGATTCAGGTAGATTATACAATTAGGATCCAAAGTTTGAGCACCGGAGTTTAAAACATGGCTAATTCATATACACTTCGATTCTCAGACCCTACAAACACTGGCACAGTGCAGGTATTAGGAACAACATTAGGTCCTGGAAAGAACAATTATAGTACCAGTCTTGATCTAGTCGGGCCAGGATATACTAATTACGGTCTTGATACTACACAAAATTTTTTAAAATTGTTGGAAAATTTTGCAGGACCTAACCCTCCTATTAATTCAATTAAGGGACAACTATGGTATGATACTAGCAATCCTAACAGAAAAGTTTTAAGAGTTAATAATGGTGACATTACAAGTAATCGATGGCCAGCTGCTAGCGGAATCTATCAACAAAATTCTGATCCTAGTTTAAGTTATAGTTCTGGAGTAACAATTGGAGACATCTGGGTTGATACAGTTTCGAATCAATTAAACATA